GCGGTACATGGAATGATAGTGATGCCGATGCTACCGCTGCCAATACCAAAGTATTTTTGGAATTGTGGTTTGATTCGGCGGCCACGAATGGCGTTATCTATGGCCCCGCTATTTGTACCGGCATTTCACACAATCAAGATATGAATGATATTGCAAAAGCAACGTATGTATTCCAGGGCAATGGACAATGTATATTCAAGGACGCTGATCCTAGCGATTTTATTGAACCTTTAACGTAATTCTATTTTTTATAAGGAGAAAAGTATGCTTACTAAAGAGCAGATTCTACAGGCAAAAGATTTACCGACAGAAACCGTTTTCGTGCCTGAATGGGGCGGGGAAGTAATTGTACGTACCATGTCTGGTACGGAACGCGATGCGTTTGAAAAGTCTATTATGGACATGAGCGGGAAAGATGCGGCGGTTAATTTATCGAATATCCGGGCCAAACTTTGTGCCAAAGTTCTTGTCGATGAAAAGGGCGAACGGATGTTCAATGACCGGGAGATTGATTTGCTCGGTAAAAAGAGTGCATCGGCGTTAGATAAAATCTTTTTCGTAGCTCAGCGGCTGAACGGATTAAGCGATAAAGACGTTAAAGATTTAGCAAAAAACTCCGAAACCGACCTGAGCGACAATTTTACTTCAAACTAGCACTATCGCTGGGAATGACAGTAGCAGAGTTATTAGGTCGGATTACCAGCACGGAGATTGCGGAATGGATGGCGTATTATTCCATCGATCCGTTTGGCGAGATACGCGGTGATATGCGTTCTGCCATGCAATGCTGCTTAATGGCTAATGCGTGGAATGGTGATAAAAATAAAACCTTTTCTATGGATGATTTTATGTTGATAAAAGAATCGGAATCAAAACCGAAGGAAAGCGGATTTTCTGGTGAAGCGGGTGCCGCGATTGCCAAAAGAATATTTCCGCGTGGTAAAAAATAATGTCTGATGTAGAAATAAAAGTAGAGGGAGCCGAACAGATCATAAAACGATTTGCGCAAATGGCTCAAAAAGATGTAGGGGTAATTACTAAAAAGGCATTAAAGAGCGGCGGAAAAATCACACTGGAAAAGACCAAAGAAAATGCGAATACAATGGTCGGCGGGGAAATGGGAAAAACATTATCCCGTTATTTAGGTTTACGGTTTATGGCCAGAATGTATCGTGGCTTTTATGGGATTAAATGCGAAATAAGCAATCGGGCCAATGATATATTTGTCTATACCAGCAAAAAGGGAAATCGCTCTTATATTCCTACCGCGATTGAATATGGTCATGCCGGTCCGAATACTACTACCGGGAAACGAACCGCAAAACATATCCGGGAAATAGCCAAGCAGAAAGTAGCTGCCCCTATCCCGTTTATGAGACATGCTGCTGATGAAACCAAAAAACAGGCACAACGTAAAGCTATAGAAATCATTAAATCAGAACTTGAAAAGATATGGGGTAAATAATGGCAACTGCTGCAACCATACGCATCAATTTAATTGCTAATGCCAAGGGACTATTAAAAGGTCTTTCTGCTGGCCAGTCTGCATTGCATCGGTTTACAAATAAGATTCGTACCGGCCAGCGTAGTATTCAATCGTTTGGCAAAGATTTAGCTTATCTGGCTACTCCTTTTACCTTTGCCGCTAAGACGATTATATCCTCTGTTACTGCTATTATCTCTAAACTGATGCAGATGATTAAATGGGGAACCATTGCCTTTGCCGGGATTAGTACGGCACTGATTAAGTTTGCAATGGACGCTCAGGAGTCGGAAAATCTTTTTGATGTTTCGATGGGCAACATGGCCCAATCGACAAGGGAATGGTCGAATGAATTGTCGAAATCCTTGGGGCTGAACTCCTATGAGATACGGAATAATGTCGGTATATTAAAGGTAATGATGGAGTCGATGGGATTGACCGCCGAAGAGTCAACGAAAATGAGTAAGAAACTGACTGAGTTGGCTTATGACCTTGCGTCCTTCTATAACTTAAAACCAGACGAGGCGTTTGATAAATTGCGTGCCGCTATCTCTGGCGAAGCGGAGCCGATGAAGCGGTTAGGGGTATTAGTAAATGAAGCGACTACGAAAACATGGGCGTTGAATCATCAGTTAGTAAAAGAGAAAGAGGTATTGACAGAAGCTCAAAAAGTTATGGCCCGCTATGGCGTGATTATGGACGCTACGAATAAGGCACAAGGGGATTTAAAGCGAACCGGCGGAAGTCTTACTAATGTTATCAGGTCTATTAAATCTAACATGATGGAAGTTGGTATTGAAATTGGAAACTCGATACTTCCGAAAATAAATGATTTAGCAAAGTCGTTTCGGGATTTCATAGCGGAAAACAAGTCATCTATCGTTGCGTGGGGACAAATGGTATATAACTATACTGGTGCTGTACTGGCCGGCATAGGTGACACGTTTGCATTGTTAGTAATGAATTGGACAGAAACATGGGGGAGTATAAAAAATATATTAATGGAATCTCTTGCTGTTATCGCCAAACTATCATTGGATGCCGGATATTGGATCGGAGAAAATCTTGGCAAGGCTATTCTTAGCGGATTGATGAAAAATATATCGAAACTATATGATTATTCAAATCCTCTGGGTATGTTAATTAAGGGGGTATCCGGGAAAGGAACTGGTGAGTTAGTTGGTGCTAATAAATATTGGAATGATTATGGCAAAAGCGGACCAGGAATTAATGAATTAAAAGCCAATATGAATAGCACCTTGTCGGCGGGAGGTAGCAATATTAATGCGGCTACCAATCCGAAAATTATGGAAATATGGTTTAAGCGATTTTCCGACGCACAGGAAAAAAATAATCAAATATTAAACAAAATTGCAGAACAAAATAAAACTGTTGTAGGTGCTATGTAATGGTATCAGAATTTCATACCTCACGAAGTCATCGTATCACGATGGAGGGGCATACGATCACGGTAATTATAACCGCAACCTGGGCGGAATGGGACGCTCAGGGTGCGGATATTCCACAGATTGGCGATGCCTATAGCGATGACCGGTTAGACTTGCGATGTACTGATATTTCTGTAGATGCGTTTCAAGAGAATAATACGAATTGTAGAATTGTTGCTGTTTATTCTACGGAGGGCGAAGAATTTCGCAAACGGCGGGAAAATGAAATATCCAGTTGGGAATCAGAGTTAGATATATCGGTTGAACAATATCAATCGGATGTTTACTACGATCATAATAGCTCTTCTTGGAAGAAATGGGAATCATCGTGGGTTACGGGCGGCGGTACGGCTGATAAGATGCCTTACTTATATCTCTACAAACCAACTGGAACATTCTCCCTTATTGCCTATGGCGATCAAGCGGCATTGAGTCGGGTTATTGCGGCTACTGGTAAGATAAATAGTAATAATCATTTGGCGAGTATTTCATCAAATAGGAGTACGGCAGATTCATCCTACAAAGACGATTCATCCGCATTATCGGATATTGGCAAATGGCTATTTATCGGGGCGAGAATTACGAGAGTTAGAACGAACTGCTGGAAGATGGAAATGCGATTTATCTGGAATAAGGATGGATGGAACACGTATGAAGGGGTGACTACATACGCCTATGAAACAACTGACTTTAGTGCATTAACAACCGGCATGACAAATATATCTGACGAAGATGATGTAGGACTCTATAGCTGATGTTATCACGACTGAAAAAGCTGGCATTGTGGCAGCGGGTTAAGCCGCAACATTACAACGAATTAATCGACCGCGTAAATGCTTTGAGCAATATCAAGTTAAGCGGGAACGGTACGAAATCTTCTATCGGTCCGGACGGTATTAATTTAATTGTAAATGGTCTTAATGGTAGTGAAATCTTTTTTGGCAAGCCGGTATCCGCCCACAGTACCGGTGCTACGATTTCGCTTGACCCTTGCGACAATTCCGGAACGGATAACGGTAAAGCCAATGTTACCGCTTACGTGCAGAGTAGCAAGGCCAGTTTTACGCTGGCTAATTCTGCATCTATTTCTACGGCGGCGGTATGCCCCTATGTTAAAAATACTAGCGACTCCTATTATTATCTGTTAGGCAATCCTCTTGAAATCGTTACGGATGTTGACGTAAATACTGCTACCATGACTAAAACAGTTTGCAATGCGTGGGTAATGACGCAGGGCGGTACGGCTACGGTAACGATTGACACCTTTACAACGAGTTGTCCATAATGGTACTGCGAGCGGTGAGCGGACATTTATTGAACGTGGGTGGGCATCTGGTAGCGAATGACGAGTGTTGCTGTGGGGAAGATAATTGCGAGGATTGCACAGAATCTAATAGTTGTTCTAATGCTCGACCGCAATATATGAAGATAACAATCAGTGGGGTTGGATCTTGTTCCGGTACCAAATGCGATGATATAAACAGAACCGTTGTTGTTGGCTGCAATGACCGCGGGGGCGGCAGTTGGTTACTAGGTACTTATGGGGGCAGTGATGGTATTTATTTGGCATTTAATCCAGGTGGATATATAACGGCTCAAGCTTGGAACAGTGGCGGAACAACTTGTTTCTTTTATGCTGATTCTGATTCTGATTGGTGTCAGTGTACCGGGTCGGTAAATAATCAGGGATGTAGTTATGCTAATGGCGACGGCGGGACAATGGATTGGGAACCATGCGACGCTTCGGGAAATTCATGTACTGGTAGTTTAGATGGTACATAATGGAATGCAAATATAAAAATAAAAACGGTTGTGAATTGATTCATTATGTGACCGGAGAATGGAGACACGTAGAACAATCTATCTGCGGTTCAATCTGTTTCGGTGATACTCATTCACAAATTGTTATGATAAAGAAATTTTTCAAAATAACATTACCACATATCCAGAGTAAAACAGATATATTAACAACGATGCAAGAAATGGAGTCGATGGGAGAGATTGCAATAAATAGAAACCGTTATAC